AATTAATTTATGGTCCTGAATATGGTAAAAACTATGGACCTAACAATGTTAATATTATATTACAAGGAAGAATAAAACTAGAACCTACCTCAGATAATACATATGAATTAACAGCAGAACATGAACTTACTCCTCCAGAATTACCTGAAGGTGATTACCAACCATACTTAACATCTGCTTACAGAGGAGATAGAACTATGTTTGGTATTAAAAACAATGAAGCAATAGTGATGACTAAAGCCACAGCTTTTTCATCTTCAAATCTTTATGAATTAGAGGGTGATAACTTTAAAAAAATAAAATAATATGTGTAAATGTGGATGTAATACTTGTGAAACTAAACCGATAACAATGATGCTTAATGAAAGCATCGCCCCACGCGCTATATTATCGGAAGGGCTAGAATATCATTTAAATAATGGTAAACCCCTAACAGAACAACTCTATCGGGCTGGTTCTTCTTCATATTTTAATCTATGGGCTGAGGCTCGAGCTTTATACTCTAGAGGTATAATTGAGGTTTATGGTGATGATAAAGAAATTATAACTGAAACTCATTTAGGAGAATTTGGTATATTAGAAGATGGAACTAGAGTACCTTTAGATTTTCCTATAGAAGAAACAATTGAAAAGAATAAACAATATTATAAAAACATAGCATTTTTAGATAAAAAAGGACTAGCTAAAAAACAATTTTCTGACGAAGATATACAAAAGGCTAAAAAAATGTTGTCTCAAGGAGAATTTAAGTTAGATGAAGCTAAAAACGAAAAGAAAAAAGATCCTCCAATTGGTAAGCCTAAACGTGGGGGTTCAAAAAAGTTCTATGTTTATGTCCGTGATCCTAAAACCAAAAAGATTAAAAAAGTATCATTTGGTGGAACCACAGGATTATCAGTAAAAATAAATGATCCCAAAGCTAGACAAGCTTTTGCTAAAAGGCATGATTGCAAAAATAAAAAAGACCGCACAAAACCATCATATTGGAGTTGTAGAATCGGCCGCTACTGGAAACAATTAGGAGGAGATAAAAATTTTAGTGGTTTTTGGTAAAAAATATATTATAAAAATATCATGATAAAATTAATCGATTTATTAAAAGAATCACCTCAAAGTGAGTACCCACCATATATGTATTCTCCTATAGGATTTGGATGTCATGTATGTAAATATCATTATATGGAAGAAGATAAACATATGTGTTCAAATAAATATTATCAAGAATATATCTCAGAACAATTTCCTGATCTAGAAAACTCAGCTGAATTGGTTGATAATAATGGTAAACCAATTGAAGACCCTTCAAAATGGTGTTCGAATTGGTTTATGCCTAAGAAATAAAACATACATATAATCAAAATGGAAGATTTAAAGAAAATACAAGAGTTTTTTTCTAAACCTGTGAATGATCCAATAGATTCAATTAAAATGGATGTTCCATTATTTCTTCGTTCTCTAGAATATGCTAGAGAAGATGCTAAGGATGATATGGACTTACATGATTTTACTGAAAAGGCAATTCAAGGTACTAAACAAAAAGGTACTTTATCAATGGCGGATTATGATGATCTAACAAGACAAAAAATAAAAGAAATAATCCAACAGGTTATCTCAGAACAAAAAAAAACTAAAAGAGATCGTTGCCTCCGTATAGCAGACCGTAAATTTGATAAACCATCAGCATATAAATCAGGAGCAGTAGTTAGATGTAGAAAAGGTGATATTTGGAAAGATTTAAAAGAAGAACAAATGTCCCCCCAAGAAATTATATCTAAAATAAAAACATATAGAATCCCATATAAAGAATTCAATCAGAAAATGAAAACTGATTGGATTCCTATGTGGAAAGAAGAGTATGGTAATGACATAGCTCACATTAATGAACTAGTTGCACGCCATTTATTATATCAAATATCAGAAGATTTGTTTGGTGGAGTTGAAGAAATAGAATTTGCAAATAAATCTAAAAATCCTACAAATCATTTTCAAATGAATATGTATTTAGGTGATGTAATTTTATGGACTAGTCCTTTTATATACGTTGACAACAATCATAAAGCTATCGCCAGACGATCTGAAATTAAAGTTTTAAATAATGATTATGATGATATAGGGGTGCTAAAAGAAGACGAATCACTCAATAAATGGTTTAAACGCTCTGGCACACCAGGTAAAGAGGGTGGTTGGGTTGATTGTAATGCACCAATTAGAAAAGATGGTAAAATAACAGGATATAAATCTTGTGGTAGAAAAAAAGGAGAAAAACGTTCAAAATATCCTTCATGTCGTCCAACTCCTGCAAAATGTAAAGATAAGGGTAAAGGAAAAACATGGGGTAAAACCAAATAACATACATATAATAAAATGAAAATAATGTTGCATAAATTGGTTGTCGGCTTAACCTTAATATTTAAAACTATGAAAAAACTATTTAGCCGTACGTCTTTAATCATGCAGATCTTCCAAGATGATAAAGGCAATTACTCCAGCAACCGCTTTGTTGGAATTATGTGTGCATTATCGCTTTGTGTAACTATGTATCACAACCAATTCACTACAGAAGAATTCGCTCCTGCTCCTATGTTGATTCAATCAGTAGCAGCATTAGCTTTTGGTGCTTTAGGTTTGGGTGCAGCAACTCGTATCTTTAAAAAAGATAAAGACCAAGAATAAATTTATTACATTAAATAGTTATGTCAAGACCATATAGGGATATTTTCTCATCAAACAATACTATAATAAGAGAGTTTGGAGATGATATAGACCCTATTGAACTTATGTGGCATAGGGATCTTAAATCCCGTATCATTACTGTACTGGAAGGGCAAGATTGGTTTTTTCAGCATGATAATTGTATACCTGTTCGACTTGAAACAAATACTCACATATTTATACAGGAACAAACTTACCATCGTTTAATTAAAGGACAAGGAAAACTAATATTACAAATACAAGAACTATGAAAATTACTAGACAAGAATTTACAAAAGCAATCAAAGAGGAAATCATTGAGATGTTATCTGGTGATAATAATCCTATGACAGACCAAATTTTTGCTTTAATCAATCAAGCTAATTTATCAGATGATGCTAAAGAGGTAATGATGAAATGGATGGAACATACTGATAATCCTCAAGCTATTATAGACTATCTTGAAGGAACAATGAATGAAGCTACTATTGAAGTTAAACCTGAGGATTTAGATAAAGTAAAATCTAAAGCTAAACCTGAGGATACTATTAAAATAGTTAAAGAAGTAGATGAAGATGAAATTGATAAAAAAGCAACTAAAGCTGCTTCATCTGGTAAAAAAGATTCAATTATCTCATTAGCCAACCAACTCGTTAAAGTTGCTACTGAAATGAAGTCATTAGCTAAAGAATACAAATCAGCTAAAGAAGGTAAAGAAACTGAAAAAGAAAAAGAAATTTTATCTAAATTAAAAGAACTTACCGCTCAAAAGAAAAAACTTGAAGCTAAATTAAGCTAATAAAAATATGCCTACTGACATAAAAGACATAATCCGGCAGGAATATGTTAAGTGTGCGAGTGACCCCGCTCACTTCATGCGAAAATACTGTTACATCCAGAATCCAACAAGAGGAAGAGTTTTATTTAATTTATATCCCTTTCAGGATAAAGTTTTAAACTTATGGAAGGATAATCCTTACTCCATAGTTTTAAAATCTCGTCAGTTAGGTATCTCAACATTGGTGGCAGGGTATTCTTTATGGTTAATGTTATTCCATAAAGATAAAAACGTATTATGTATAGCCACTAAACAAGAAACAGCCAAAAACATGGTTACTAAGGTAAAATTCATGTATGATAATTTACCTTCTTGGCTTCGAATCCCAGCAGATGAAAAAAATAAATTAACATTACGATTATCAAACGGTTCCCAAGTCAAAGCAGTATCTGCTGCCTCAGATGCAGGCCGTTCAGAAGCCGTATCTATGTTGATTATAGATGAGGCTGCTTTTATTGATGGTATTGATGAAATATGGGCATCTGCTCAACAAACTTTAGCAACAGGTGGAGGAGCAGTTGTATTATCAACTCCATATGGTGTTGGTAACTGGTTCCATAAAACCTGGGCTAGAGCCGAAGCACAAGAAAATGACTTTTTACCTATTAAATTACCTTGGTATGTACACCCAGAACGAAATGATGAATGGAGAAAACGTCAAGATGAACTTTTAGGTGACCCTAAATTAGCTGCCCAAGAATGTGATTGTGACTTTAACACATCTGGTGATATTGTATTCCATTCTGAATGGATAGACTTTATATCTCAAACTTCAATTCAAGAACCTATTGAACGTAGAGGAGCAGACAGAAATTTATGGATATGGGAACCTGCTGATTATTCAAGAGAATATATGGTAGTAGCAGACGTAGCTAGAGGAGACGGAAAAGACTACTCAGCATTCCATGTAATGGATATTGAAAGTAATGTTCAAGTAGCAGAATTTAAAGGACAACTACCTCCAAAAGAATTTGGATATTTCCTAACAGGTATAGCCACTGAATATAATAACGCTTTACTTGTTGTAGAAAATTCAAATATTGGATGGTCAACTATTGACGCTATTATTGAAAGAGGATACAGGAATTTATATTATGCCCCTAAATCTGAAACACATACATACGAATCATATTTTAACAAATACGAATCATCCTCAAATACAGTACCTGGATTCAGTATGAATCTAAAAACACGTCCTTTAATAGTAAATAAATTTAGAGAATACATTGGTGATAGATCAGTG